CCTTAGTTGGGTCTGACAAGCCTCCATCAATTGCGTTTGTCCGAAGTGGAATCGACGGGAACAAGAACGAAGCTGTAAGGTGGGTTGTGCCTGCTGGGGTTGCCAAGAAACTATTCGACCCAAGTTGCGTAAGCCCGTCTGGCCTAGTACTAAGCGGCTGTATCGCATTGGATCCTGTTGCGAATGTAGTAATAAATGTGCCTGCTCCAACAGCAGCCGTTCCAACAATAGAGCCAGAGTCGAAAGTGTGAACACTGCCTGAACAAACAGCAAAATCAAGAGGTTTTGGAGGCCCGTAGAAACCAAATGGCAACAGGGAGGGGTCAGCGTTGCCGTCTGCGACAACAGAGTTCATAATTATATAAATATACTTAGACTGGTTTTCAAACTCCCCGTACTGACGAAGCCTTCTTTGTGTCGTATCATACTCGACAAACTTATCACCAATCTTCTTACCAACGTAGTTTTCAGAAGCGGGATTTAAGTTGCAGCCCGTGAACTGCTCCACTATCTGAGGAGCGTTGTCAGAATCACTGGCAAGCCTGACCTGCACCGTAAACGTGCCATAAGCATTTATATCATTTTTAGATGCCTTGATATCTGCAATAGATATTTTTAGATTCTTAGAGGCCCATTCTGCGTGGTTAAGCGCCCTAAACTCAAACAGGTTTTGTGTATTTGTTTGAGCATCGAACCCTGTATAATTAGCGGCGTTATTTTGAGAGAAGACAATACCAGTCTTGCCGTCACTAAAGCCTCTTCTCTTGTAAGAATAGTTGTTTGCTGCGGTGGTGTCTTGGGCCAAAGGAACCACAATCGCGTAAGCGTCACCAGATATTGCAGGATCGGTAATTGCAAACCTTTCAAATGTTTCACCAAGGAAGTATTTTGAAGCAAGGTTTCTAACTTCGGCTGCATCAGTGTGAGTAGTGGCTCTGCCGTTTAATAGTTGTGGGTTAGTATTAAATACCTTTCTAATATATTTTGATGAATTTCTATCAAAGTTGAAGCTGGTCGTATGTGTTGTGGTATCATCAGCACCACCAGTAAAACTTCGTACATCAACTATATCCGTCCCACTGTCGGTTGTTATAACATTTGTAAGATTTCCTTGTTCACCAGCCGCGTCCATTGTAAGGGTTATCTGTGTATCCGAAGACCCTTGAGCGGCTGTAACCCCCGGAACGCCAGCAGTGCCGTTACCACTTGATGCAAAGTCTATCAAGGCATTGGTTGTTCCGTTAATAGCATCAATAACAAGTGCTGCTCTTTCCGCATCACTTTTAGTGTTGGCTGCAATCGCTATTTTATTGGCATCTTCAACCGGGTCTGCGTCTTCACTATCATCAATCAAGATTGTAATCGCTGTCCCGCCTGCGCCACCTGCTGTTGTTGGGATAGCTATTGTGAATGAACAATCGGCGGTGCTGCCCGAAACACCTGTCGTATCTAGGCAGTCAACTGCTGTTGCAGCCGTCGCC